TGACATGATTTCGGGCTTGAGAATATTAACCGCTTTAATCACCCGATAGCGGTGATCCGCTCCCTTTTTCAAAGTGAGAGATTTTTTAATTTTTTGCATCTACTGACTCCATGTGTTGTGTATGCACGCCAAATGCCGGGCGGATAATCCCCGGCACCCGGCGCGTCTAGCGCGATGTTTAAACGCTTTATTCGATATGTGTTTCAACGTATTTGATTCGATACGTTGTTTTGTAAATTCCGCCGGGCGAGTTTTGACCGCTTTTACGCATGTGGAAACGCTTTGTAATTGCATAAAGCGTGGCATTCGGCATGAGCCGGAAAGATTCCGCTTCTTCAAGTGTTTTGAAGATGGCGGGATAGGTTTTGATTGCGGGTTTGATATTCATTTTAGTGCCCTACCGCTTCGACAACCATCCCGCATAAGCAAAACATAATCAGGATTGAGTTTATACCGATTGCGACTAAGTGATGAACAATATCCCCGAATACATACGCGCCAACGATGAATGCGCTTAATAGCATTGCGAATAAGAATGCTTGGATTATGAATTGAGTGAAAAAGAATTGTAAACTTGGCATTATACTGACTCCTATATGTGCATTTATTAGTGATCTCATTTTGATCTACTTATATATAGCTGACATTTATGTATACTGTCAATAAGCTAATTGATTCAGTTGAGTCCGTTATAATGTCAAATGATGTAAAAGAACCCGTAATTGGTAAAGCTCAGGGCGGTCCGCCTAGTCTATATACACGCATTCCAACGCGGGTTATTTGGGATAGTCGGGGAATGCGGGGAAAGGGGAAAGGATTCACGCCGGGTGAATTGCGTCAATTCGCTATATTATGCGCGTATGCGAATAACCAAGGTTTCGCCTATCCCAATCAACAGACAATCGCAGACATTGCCGGGACTGATCGTGGCGTTATTGCTCGTATGCTAATCAAAGCAAAACGGCTTGGCTATATAGAGCGCGTATCAGTCTATAGAAATCACCCGGCATGGCGTCATGTCATGGGCGCGGTTTGGCGTATCGTATATGATGATCGATTGACGCAAGATGATTTGATTGACGATTTAAACAAAAACGACCCGGCACCAATACTTGAAGATGATCTGCCAGCAATAGAACCAACGGCAGACAGCGGCACAAGTAAGCATGGGATTGAAGGGGAGCAGTTGGGACTAGTCGAGGCTAATGCTTTAGCTCATTGGTATTGTCGTCTAGTCAATGATTACACTGGCGAATTAAGAATAGTGAATGAACGCGCTATTCAAGACGCGGCACAATGCCAAGACATAGCAGCGGCTAAGTCCGCAGCGCAATTACATCTTAAACAATGCCGGGATAATAGACGCAGCGCGCCACCAACGATGATAGCGTTTAAACAGTTGTCGCAAGGCTAAAGGGTCATTTAAAAATGTTACAACGCCCGAAAAAACCGCAGAAAACCGCGCCACAGAGAAGGTATGCTTTCCCCCCCGGCTTCGCCGGTCATGTATCGGGGTTCTCACAAAAATATTTCCGAGTTTTTCATGCTAACCGCCGCAACTGAAGCCATCAAAGCATTACCAGAGGGCAAGCAACTCCCTGTTGCAATAGCCCTTCTCGTCCATTTTGCGGCCCTTTCAGCGCGGTTGGACGAGGATATCAGCGCGGGGTATGCCCGGAAACAACCAGAGCGTGAGGGAGTAGACATTGCGGAGATTATCAAAGCAGCAGCGGAGGCGTGTGATGAATGATTTTCACCAGACAACAGTGCGTTTACCGGACGATTTGCGTGCAGCATTGAAGGCCCAGGCAGCATTGGAGCGCAGATCGATGGGTAACTTGATTATTGATCTGTGTATCGTCGGGTTGAAGGTGCGTGAACAGACGAATGAGGACCGCCTGGATGAGTTTAAACGGCTTATTCGGCAAACCGGGCAGATTGCATGAATGAGAAGGTATTTCTGTTTCGCTATCCCCCGTCTGTTAACCGCCTTTGGCGGTATACGGCGCGTGGTGTTTACC